TATTCCTACAACTACAATCGCAAATAAATCTTCAGTAAGTGGAAGTGCTATTACTTTAGTTTCTGGTGATGATACAATTATAAATAAAAGTTTACTATTTAACGATGCTAATGAATTGATAGGAGAAATATCTTCTCATAGTGGTTCTCCAACTATTTTAATAATTGCTGGAAAAACTGATGCTAATGTTTCTACTACATTAAAAGTAATAACACCATTAGAAGCAAATTATATTGCAGGGACAAAGGCATTGGCCGCGAATACTAAACTAACTACTCATCCTACTGATTTCTCTAGTCTTGGTAATAACGGATTAATATTTAATGATGGGAATAAAATAAATGTTGTTGAAGGAACAGTTGCTTTGTCTTATTCTAAACTACTCAATACTTCTGCAACAGGTTCGTATAACCAAGATAATTCAATAGGATATGATATAACAGATATTAAATCAATAAGTGAAGGGTTAGATTCTAATTTTGCATTAAAATTAAGCAAAGAAAATAGAGCATCAATTGATTATAAAAATGTTCAAACAGTTTCTAGTATGTATTTTAGTGTTATTAGTATTGATACATCCTCAGATACTAACACTACAATTAGATTAGCACCGAACTTCCCTGTGGTATTAGGTAGTATTGATACTAATGAATCGGATGATGTTTACGGCACAGAATTGCGTTATTTATATATGGTTAATTCTAATATACCTAATGGGGGTTTCATACATGGACTAAAGGATGCACCTACGACTTACTATACCCCCAAAAGCACGTTTAGATATTGGGGACTTCAAAGGTTTTCAGAAGGAACAATTAAAGAGACACATGATTCGATTTATGATAATAGTAAAAAGACTCAACGTATAACTGCGGCTACTCCTATGTTTCAAATAAAGGCATCTGGTGAAAAAATAACTAGTTTAACAGATTTAACACCAAGCCTAATGCCTCATTCTGGCTCTAATATCTGGACAGGTGCTGATATGGGATTAGTTAATAGAAAAGCCCCTGTTGAATATTGGGATATTCTTAGTGGTGTTAATACTGTTAATTGGAAACAACTAGAAAATATAGATTACAGGGCTAAAAACTATGAATTACTTTCAATAGGAGACGTATATCCAGACTCTAAATTAAGATGGAACAGCCTACAATACGCTACTCAAGAAATGAATGAATATGGTTTACTCTTAAAAACCAAAGGACAGGAAGGAAGCGTAGTTGCTCATGAAAAGTATACAGGAAGTAATACACAAACAGAACTTTCGGATGCAAACTATGAAAGAGTAGAAATAACTACCTCAAATAAAACAACAAATCAACTAAAAAGATTTGGAGTAATGAGGTTAGTTGAAGCAACCTTTGATTGGCATATGAATCCAATTGATTATGAAAGTGTTGCCGGAAATAATGATTATGATAAGATTACTAATTTTAAATATCCTAGAATGAAGGTATTGTATAATGCTTTAGTTAATACATATTCTGCTGGTAATTCAGTGTCTTTTGATACTATAACAGATGCTTCTGGTAGTAGTGAGGCCAATATGACTTTACAAGGGTCTGATATTATTTATAGAGCAGACGGAACTATACTAGGAGAAGTTCATACAGGAGTTACAAATGTAACTTCTTTGAGCATTTCTGGTACTCAGATTGTATTATATGGGGCTGCGCCTGTACCTGATGAAAAAGTATACATTATTAGACAGAAACTATTCAGCACTCTAGCAGATACTAATTTTGGAATTGACACCATAGGCACAAATCCCTTTAGAATGTTAAATAATTATATTGCTTTACCTAATATTCATAAAGACTATTTTCAGTTTAAATTACTAAAGGGTGATTCAGATAATAAGTTTGACGCACAAAATGTTTGGATTCCTTTAATATCTAGTCTTATAAATGATGGTAGTGGTTTTGATGAAACAGATTATTGGTCTTTATTTCACGAAGCAAAGGAATGGGATTCTTCGACTAACCCTATATGGTATCACCCATCTAAAGTAGTTTATGGTTTAGCAAAACCTACCACAACAACAGAAGGAAATGCTAACGTGAGAGATGATGGTAAACAATATAAAATAGGAAACAAAGCAGACCTATATGGTAAAAGCATACTTATGTTTAAAAATATGAAAAAGTCATTTTCTGGGCAAACTGAAGATAGTTTTAATTTACCCACTTCTGCACCTTTAGACCCAGGCACTCATGGAACTATGACAAAATATGATGCTTATGAAAACGAAACTCATTTTACAGGTTCAACAGGGTTAAACCAACTTTCTCCAAATATAACTATTAATACAAAAGAAGACGATTTTGCTATATGTGGCACTAAAACACAAAGACATATTTATTCTGCACCTAATGGAACGAATAGAACATGGGGAAGTAGGCAGGAAACACATACAAATGGTTCTGCAAATGAAGGAGGGTTATTCCAAGCACAGACCTTTATCAAACCTAGATTGATTCTTACATCTACTAATGCTACATCTTTTAGTTTAACAATGAATGATTCTAGCGATAACCTATGGTTAGACTTTGTTCCTAACTTGGAAGGATATTATTTAGTATCAGAAAAGATGGGTAATAAATATATTCCTAGTTTAGAAAATGCCGCAAGTCATGCAATTAAAGGAAGCCCAGATTATATCGGTAAAATAATAACACACGTAACAGGGACAAGTGGTGATGATACAAGCCATACTATAACCCTAGATAAGACATTGACTACAAGTAGTGTTGGAACGACATTTAGACTAATGAGAATATCAGAGACTACATTTGAAGATACTCCAGATTACTTTGAAGTAAACAAGATGTTTGATACAGGATTAAAGTATACAAGTCTACATCAAAACTTTGTTACTACAATAGAAGATGAAAGTGGGGCAGATGCATCGGTTTCACAAACAGAAGGAGACACCGCAGATGATTTCCCAGAATACTTAGCATATCAACAAGGGCTATACTCGATGTATTTGTTATTGAATATAGATACATTCAATACTTATATTGATAGAAGAACACTCGCTGATGCTAAGGCCTTGTTTGCTGATGGAGATTCATTGAACTGTTACATTACTGATGGTAGAAACAAACAAGAAAAGAACATTATTGTTTCAGAAACCACAGACAGTCTACGGTTTTCTTATGATGGAAAATTAACAGGATATGGTGTAGTGTCTTTTGGTGAAACATTTACAATAGAGACAAGACACACTCCTTCTAATTCAAACGCCACAGAAGCATTTATTGGCACTACAATATCAATAGGAACAGATGTTGAACAGGCAATGTTAGAGATACTAGAAGAGAATGAAATCTCCACTACTACTTCATTAAAGAATATGGCATTTACAGGTAATATAGTAAACGCAAATACTTCTGGCACAACTATTACATTTACTGAAAACCATTCAGGTATTAGTGTAGATGATGTTCTCTACAATCAAGACGGTAGATTAATTGGTAAGGTTACTACTGCTAGTGCAGGGACTACTGTTGTTGTTTCTAATATATACTATAAACCAATAAAGAATGATGAAATTACAAAATACGATAGAACACCATTTATACTTAACACCGAGTTTAATGAGCAAGATATATTCTCATCAATAAACTATCTAGCATCTAAAAGAGGATTAGATTATGTTTTTGATAATAACAATATAACAATTAAAGATTTAAATAATTATGATTCAAGAAGAAAGTTTTCATTAAAATATAATGATGGTTCTAATTTAATATCAGTAGAAAGCAACACTAGTCTTTTTGATAAGGCAAATAAAATATTAGTGATTGGGGATAACGTAAAAGCAGAAGTAGAAACTCCTAGTAATATTAAAAGGACTATAAAACATATAGATAGTAATATTAAAAACTCCGAAGAGGCAAGAATTAAAGCCCACAATTTATTAGAAATACATCAGGCGGGATTTAGAAAAATAGAATTGACTTTAGAAAAGACAGGATTTGAGTTAATGAAAGCGGGAGATATTCTAACCTTAGACTTCCCAAATCACAACATCCCTGCTGATGATTATATCGTTTTTGAGATAGAAAATGTGATGTCTACCATTTCCAAAATCACGGTTGGCACGTTTAATAAAACGATAGCAGAAAGGCTGTCTGAAATTAGTTTAAATCAAGATAAGGGCTTCACAGGGCTTTTGACTAGAAACATAAATAAAACACTTACGGGTAAGATGCTGATAGATAACATAGCACCGAAGGAGAAATCTTTACACTATGCTCTAACATCTACAACAGGAGGGACTATAATTGGCTTTAATTAGTATAGGAACAGTATTACAATTACCTTCAGAAGTAACCGTAATAACGGAGGTTAATTTATGATTGTAACAGAAGGTAAGAAACAAGTGGCTAAACTTATAACAGGCCTACAAGATAACATTACTTATGCTACCACTAGTGGTACTAGAACAGATAGTAATTTTAGATATATAAGAGTAGGTAATGGAGGAGACAGCACATCACCTTCTCAAACGACATTAGACAACCAAGTAGGTGATGCAAAAACATCTACTCCAGATTTAGTAGGCAACACATTAGTTTATACTGTAACTTTCACAGGGGCAGATATATCATCAAATACCATTTCAGAAATAGGAATATTTGATGCGGCAGAAGGCGGTAATATGCTTTCTCGTATTGTGTTTGATGATGTGGGGCCATTAACTGCTTCTGAAACAATTACATTTACTCTTAGACTTGAGGTGGAATAATGGGAACACAGACAAATACAGATGGAATAAGCACATTAGGAACAGCAGATGACCCAACTGGTTTAGTAGATGGAACCGATAGTATTCATACAGGTATTCTAAATGCATTAAATCAACAAAGTGCAGGTTCTTTTGTAGCGCATGGATTAAATGTAATTCAAAACGGAAGCACATTTACTGTAACTTCTGGAGGTTGGTTTGATGAAGGAGAATATAAAACAACTTCTGTAGGTGCTGTAAGTGATACTTTAGATTCAAGTGGTGCAAAAGACCATTATGCTTTCTTGGTAATAGCAAAAGGTGCTACTACTCTATCATTAAGAACAGCAACAGGTTCTGTAAGTGGTGCAAATACCACTAGCAATATATTAGTGGCTTCTTTGACAGCAGGGGATATACCTGTTTGTTTAGTTAAAGTTTTAGCAGGGGCAAGTCCAGGTGCTAGACCAATACAATTCTATGGAATAAAGAAATTAGATTCTAAGTTTACAGCAGTAAATAATGGCACAGAAACAATGAGGATAAATAAAGAAGGCACTATTTCTTTACCAGGTAATACAGGCATTATTTCTTTACCAAGTATAGGAAGCACTAATGCTACTTTACTAAGCACTCACAATAAAGGTATTTCTGATGGAAGCATATTAGAAGCAAATGCAAATGTAGCAGACAATGACTTTCTAAGAGTTGATGGAACTAAAATAGAAGGTAGAACAGTTGCTCAAATGAAAACAGATTTGAGTATTGGGCTTACTGATGTTAGTGGTGATTTAGATGATATACCAGATGGTAGTAATCATAAAAGAATACCAACCGCAGACGCTACTAAAATAAGTAATCTAACTGTTAGTGGTGCTATTGATTTAGATGCTATGAAAGTTAAATCAGACCGATTAACTGTTACAGGTGCTATTGATGTAGACGCTATGAATACTAAAGTTGCGGGTATTGCAGCAGGTGCTACTGTTGGTGCTACAAGTTCTCAAGTATCAGACATTGCAGCAAATACTGCTAAAGTAGGAATAACTACTACTCAAGCAACTGCTATTTCTGATAATACAAATAAAGTAGGTATAACATCTACTCAAGCAACTGCTATTAGTAACAATACTAGTAAGGTAGGTATTACCTCAACACAGGCTACGGCTATTAGTAATAATACAGCAAAGGTTGGTATTACTTCTACTCAAGCAACTGCTATTAGTGATAATACAGCAAAGGTTGGTATTACTACTTCCCAAGCAAATGCTATAACTGCAAATAGTGCAAAGGTTGGAATTACTACTACACAGGCTTCTGACCTTGCTACGGCTAAAAGTAGAACAGATACATTAACAGATACATATATTGAAAGTAAGGCCGCC